CCGACCCGATGCTGGATGGCGACGATCTTGCCAAGGAGTGGCTCGAAGGTGCCGAGAAGGTCATGTACGACGCCTTCGCGCGTAGCAATTTTCAAGAGCAGGTTCACGAACTCTATTCAGACCTGGTCGCTTTCGGCACCGCTGTGATGTTCGTCGATCAGGACAACCTGACGCAGCTCAGGTTCAGCACCAGGCACATCGCCGAGTGCTACCTCGCTGAAGACGAGCATGGTCGCGTTGACACCGTGGTGCGCAGATACAAGATGTCGCTCCGCGATGCCCGCTCGATGTGGGGTAAGGACATCGGCCCAGCCCTGGTGCCGAGGGCTAAAGACAATCCCTACGAGATGGTAGATTTCCTGCACGTCGTGCAACCTCGCGACAACTACGACAGCGGCATCAAAGACAATCTGAACATGCCGTGGATGTCGTGCCATATCGATCCCGAGAACAAGTGGCTGATCGCAGAGTCGGGCTTCGATGAATTCCCGTATGTCTGTCCACGCTTCCTCAAGGCGAGCTTCGAGCAGGGCTACGGGCGCTCGCCTGCGATGACGGCATTGCCAGACACCAAGATGCTGCAGGAGATGTCCAAAACGACCATCAAGTCTGCGCAGAAACAGGTCGACCCGCCATTGTTGGTGCCGGACGACGGCTTTGTCCTGCCGGTCAGGGTGACGCCAGGCGGTCTTAACTTCTACCGCAGCGGCACACGCGATCGCATCGAACCATTGATGACCGGCGCGAACACGCCGCTCGGTCTCAACATTGAAAACCAGCGTCGCGAGGCGATCCGGCAGGCGTTTTTTGTCGACCAGCTCATGCTGCGTGAGTCGCCAAATATGACGGCGACCGAGGTGATTGCACGGAACGAGGAGAAGATGCGGTTGCTGGGTCCGGTCCTGGGTCGTCTGCAGGCAGAAATGCTGCAGCCAATGATCAACCGCTCATTTAATTTACTTGCCAAGCAACGGATCTTCGAGCCAGCGCCAGAGTATATCCAGACCGGCAACATCGATATCGAGTACGTCTCGCCGCTGGCGAAAGCACAGCGTCAGGGCGAGCTAAACTCGACGCTCAGGATGTTCGAGATTCTCAATCCGCTGGCGCAGCTCGATCCATCGATCTTCGACTTCATCGATATGGACGGCCTGGTGAAGTTCGTGACGCGGACGGTCGGCGTGCCGGCCAGCGTGCTGCGTGCCGAAGGCGAGGTCATGGCAATGCGCGAGGAGCGTGCCGCCGCGCAAGAGCAGCAGGCGCAGCTCGATCAGGCAAGCCAGGTAGCTGATGCCGCCGGCGCTGCCGCGCCGGCGCTCAAGGCAGTCGGCGGCATGGCGGATATGGGCGGTGCCGCCCAGTGACGCCGCAGGAGGTCACCGATCTGAAAAACGCCTATCGAATGGTGTTCAACACGCCTGACGGTCAGCGCGTTCTTGCTGACCTGAAATCTCGCTGCAGCATCGGTCGATCGACCTGGAGCGACCAGCCTAACGAAACTTATTTTCTCGAGGGACAGCGGACCGCCGTGATCTGGATCATGGACATGCTGCGAGACGACGACAACCGAGCGAGACCGCAACAAACAGAGGAGTAAATTTGTGAGCGATATTGCAGAAGCTCAAGAGACAGCCCCTGTCGAGGGGTCTGGCGAGTCTGCACCAGCAGATTGGAAAGCCGGACTATCCGAGGAGCTGCAGCGAGATCCGTCGATCTCGCATATTCCCGATGTCGAGACCATGGCGCAAAGCTACGTCAATGCCCAGCGCATGGTCGGTGCCGAGAAAATTGCCATCCCTGGCAAGCACGGCACTGACGAGGAGTGGAACCAGGTCTACGACAAGCTCGGACGACCGGCAGGGCCAGACGGCTACGAACTGGAGATGAACAACGTGCCCGAGGGCATGGCGGCAAATCCAGAGCTGGTCGGCTGGTTTCAGCAAACCGCTCACGACATCGGTCTGACGCCGCATCAGGCGCAGTCTCTAGCTGATAAGTACAACAGCATGGCCGGCGAGGCCGAGCAATCGCCCGACGAGGCGGCGCTCGAAGCCGACGCGCGCGAGCAGGCTGGCGTGCGCGAGCTGCAGAAGGAGTACGGCAAGGCGTTCGATAGCAAGGTTGGCTTGGCCAAGGCCGTCCTGCAGGAGCATGGCGGTGGCGATCTGCTAGAGCTAAAGCTCGATGACGGCAGGCCGCTGGGGTCACATCCCGACCTGGTGCGCACCTTTGTGAATATCGGCGACATGATGAAGTCCAAGCTGGGCGAGGACTCAATCAAGGGTCCGAAGTCTGACGGCTCGATCACGCCAGGTGATGCACAGAAAGAGCTGGCAAAAATTGAAGCGCCCAACGGTCCCTATTGGGATCGGAATCATCCTGGGCATTCTGAAGCGGTTGCCGAGGCTCTCAGGTTAAGGGAGTTCGTGTATGGCGATGACGCCATTTAGAGATACCGAGCTGCAGCTCATGCAGCTCCGCGCAAGGGTTTTAGAGACGGCCTTGCATTCGGCATCGGTCAACACAATCAAATCACCGATGCAGTATGTCGAGGAGTTGTGGGCGTGGGTTTCAGACGTGGGACAACCGGAAGAACCGGTCCCGGTGAAGCGATCCAAGCGCACGGCAAAGAAGCCAGGGTAACGCACACAAGCGTCCTGCTGACTGCTGGAAAGACAGCGGAGTAACTGCCCTTAGCAGTACAGGAAGGTCCGCAATCCTGCGGATAGCCCTCCGAGAACTCTGTTCTTGGAGACTTCCAAATGTCGACGCAGATCACTACTGCGTTCGTCAACCAGTTCAGTGCAAACATTGCTTTGTTAGCGCAACAGCGTGGTTCGCTGCTGCGTAAAGCTGTTCGTGTTGAATCGGTGACGGGCGAAAAGGCGTTCTTCGACCAGGTTGGTTCCGCCGCTGCCGTGCAAAGGACTTCACGGCATGCAGACACCCCCTTGGTGACGACGCCGCACTCACGTCGGATGGTTTCACTCACCGACTACGAATGGGCCGACCTGATCGATGATCAGGACAAGGTTCGGATGTTGGCCGATCCTACCTCAACCTATGCCATGGCAGCAGCCGCAGGCATGGGTCGGGCGATGGACGACGTCATCATCGACGCTGCAATCGGTACGGCAAAAACGGGTGCATCAGGAAGCACCTCGACCACTTTGCCGGCCGGTCAAAAGATCGCCCACGGCTCTGCTGGCTTGACGATTGCCAAGCTCATCAGCGCGAAAAAAGTCTTGGACGAGAATGATATCGATCCCAGCATCAAGCGCTGGATCGCTGTCAGCCCCGAGCAGATCGAAGACCTGCTCAACAACACGACCGTGACATCCAGTGACTTCAACACGGTGAAGGCTCTCGCCACTGGCGAGATCAATAGCTATGTGGGATTCGAGTTCATCGTTACGAACCGACTGGATGATGACGGCACCTCGCGCCAGGTGATTGCCTGGGCAGAGGACGGCATCACGCTCGCTGTTGGTAAAGATATGTCCGCGCGGATCGACGAACGTGCCGACAAGAGTTACTCCACCCAAGTGTATGCCGCGATGTCTATCGGCTGCACCAGGATGGAAGAAGAGAAAGTCGTCGAAATCGCGTGCAACGAGTAACCAGGAAAGGACGGACAGATGGCTAATGTAAACACCGATCTCGTCACGAATTTCTTGGCGAGCCCACCGGTTCATAACCCTACGCATGAACTTGGTGGATCAATGCGCGTTGCTTGCGGAACTGTAGCTCTCGCCGCTGGCGATCTATCCGCGAGTGACACCGTCATGCTTGCGCAGATCCCGACCAATGCATCGGTCGTGTCAATCAAGCTCTACAACGACGATCTTGATAGTGGCACCACCAACACATGCAACGTCGGTCTCTACACGGCTGATGGAAACGTAACGGCCAAGGACGCCGACTGCTATGCCAGTGCGATCACAGACCTTCGCGGGGCTGTGTTGACAGGCACGGAAGTCGCGTTTGAGGCTCGGAACGTAAACCTCATGGGCCAGCAGGTCTTTGAGGATGCTGGCGATTCCACAGACCCCGGTGGGTATTACCTGCTGGGCCTGGCGTTCCCAGCGGCAGGCGATACGGCAGGGGATCTCTCCTGGCTGATCACCTACGTTCTCGACTAACAGAATTGGGGGGGTTTCGACCCCCCCTTTTTTTCTTTTTAAGGACACTGCATGACATCCAACGTCGACATCTGTAATTCGGCGCTGAACATGGTCGGCGCATCGATCATCACGTCGCTGACCGAGGATTCAAAAGCAGCTCGCGTCTGCAATCAGCGCTACACGTTCGTGCGCGATGCCGTCATGCGGGCGCACCCGTGGAACTGTCTAATCCGTAGGATCAAGCTGGGCCAGGACGCCACCGCGCCAGTCTATAAATTTGCCTACCGCTATAGCCTGCCGTCAGATCCGTACTGCCTACGCGTGCTGACCGTCTCCGATGATGGCGACGATGAACGCCGTGACATCGAATACAAGGTCGAGGGCAATCGCTACCTGCTGACCGACGAAGGCACTATGTACATCCAGTACATCGCCCGTGACGAAGACCCAAACATGTACGACTTTCTTCTTATTGAAGCGATCGCCGCGCGCATGGCTTCAGACATCGCCTATCCGCTGGTCGGCTCCTCGACTTTGGCGACGAATATGTTCGCGATATACGAGATCAAATTAAAAGAGGCGCGCTTCGCCGATGCGCAGGAGGGATATCCCGACGCGATCATCGCAGATACGTTCATCGAGGCGCGATTCTAAATGGCGCAGGCGTCACCTGCATTCACCGCGTTTACGGCTGGTGAGTTTTCCCCTCGTCTGCACGGTCGCACCGATCTGGCGAAATACTCTAGCGCTGCCGAGGAGATCGAAAATTTTATCGTTCACCCGCACGGTGGACTGACGCGCCGGCCTGGCACTGAGTTCATCGGCGAGGTTAAAGACAGCGCCGCGATCACTCGACTGATCCCGTTTGAGTTCTCGACC